CTAAAACATCCTTTTGCAGTTTAGCCGGTAATCTGTCGGTCCAATTGGACGCGTCAAGTGAGGCTATACCTGCCCTCAGAGACAGTTGTAATTTTTGGAAACCACCAACGTGGTCAAAGATATTACAGGTGTCAGAAAACTTAAGTTTAATTATTCTTAAGAGATCTTTCTCCAGAGGTTTAAGGAGAGTCTGCGTAAATATATCGCCAATTGCTATGCAACGGCTTTTATTTCCTGCATCAGGAATACTAGTAAGCTTCCGAAGGGTAAGATTTTTGATCTTCCTATCTTTGGCTAATTTATTAATATTTTCCACTTTGGATCCGATTTTCCAAACCATTTTGGCTAGGTTCTCGTTCTCTACCAACAAACAAAGTTTGTTGAAGTGTTTCCAGAGGTTACTATCTAAAAGAAGCTTAGCTTCTATGTCGATATTGTTCCATCTAGATTTCCCCAGTGGTCCTGTCGTATTATTCCTTATGGATGGTTTTGAGTACCAACATTTTGATACCTTAACGTCCCATTTGGGAGATTCAATTTTTGATTTTAGGAATTCCTTAAAATCTTTCCGAATCCAGTCTATATTTAAACCGGGTTCTTCTATTGAACTTAAATCAATATCTGAGTAGTCTTCTACCATTCTTGGAATGGCAAAGATTGTTCTTAGTATTTGATCGAAATAATGCGAACTCTTTTTGTTTTCTGATACTTGATGGTATAAGGGACGGAGATGGTCAAAAATATTTGGCCATCTATCTATCTTTCCAGTAGAGATCAGTTGCGTGTTTATAGGTACGTTAGTACCCTCTAAACAAGTTACACTGTAATTAGTCAATGCCTTGTACCTCTTAGTACCGAATGCGATACCAAGGGACAAGATGAGCTCATTATGCACAGCTATATGTTCTCTTATAACCTTTTCCATAAAGTCCTGTTCAAACAGCTTCTTTGTTGAAGAACCTTGCACTAAGTCATCTCTATTGAGACAAGCTTTGTGTAACAGAGTCTTAAGGATATGAATCAGTAGTGGGAAATTTCCCTTTACTAAACCTAGTTCACTCTTCGTCTCAAGTTCAGCTCTTCTTTTCAGAAGTTTAGCTTTTCTTTTGGACATTTTTGATCCGAGATAACTCACTTCAGATCTTTCGATATTATAGGACATTATAATGTTCTTTATAAGATTGATCTTGTGTAATAAGCATACCCCCCTACTCCTTAGGATAGGGTTTGTCTACTTATTCCAGGCGAGTCAAATGACAAGCTGAGAGTCTATCTAAAGATAATCAGTCTCTAGCGGGAACCGACTTGGATACAAGTCGG